AATTTCGGCGGCGACAGCCTCTATCTGGCAGCTGCCAGCCAGGCAGTTCTCACGCCGGCCGAGCGGCTGGCATTCGCAACAGGCTTTAACTCGGAGATCCCGGCATGAGCACTCCCAAGCCGTATTTGGGCCTTACTGCAGCAGCCTTCGTGGTCGATGTCCGCAGGACAAAGCATGCGATGGGGCTTGGCCCCGAGGGCTTTTCCGGGCCGCTGGTCGCAAGTTCAGACGCAACGGCCACCCCGGAAACGGAGCCAACTGGGTTCTTTGAGTTCGACAACAACGCCGATAGTGACCTCGTTGCGACCTTGGAAGCCCTGTGCGGGGGCGACGTGCCCGGTCTCGACATCAATGGCAATCCCATCATGTGGGGAGAGGACGGCATCATCTCGCAGGCCGACGCCATTGCGGCCTTTGCTCACCCCAACGTCAAGATCATCGGGTTCGTAGGCGTCTCGGATACGGAGCGCGATGGCATCTTCGCGAGCGTCATTGACGATCTCGGCTACAAGCGTCGACCCGAGGCCGACTAACCCCTCGCCCTCGCATCTTTTGTGGGGGGTGTAAACGCACAAGAGCGGCCCGATCGCTCGCGCCGCTCTTGGAAGTCACTCGCTCTGGTAAAGCGGCAAAATAGTCGCAGAAGATTGAAACGATGTCAACGACACACGACTGTCATTGCCCCGTCTGCGCAGAGGTCATCGGCGATGCCGATATGTGCCTGTCGGATATCGAGTTGGGGACGTGCCACGCGGCATGCCTGGAGGGCGCGCCGATCGTGGATCTGGAGACCGGCGATCTGTTACCCGAGGGCGCAGCGCCGTCGGAGCCGTTCCGCTACCGCGATTAAGCGGCACCGACTCACCGCAACACTTCTGGTGGGGTAGCGACGCGCAGAAACACAGGGTATAAGCAGGCATGAGCACCACACACACCCGTGTTTCCATCATCAACCTGGCTCTCGACGCCATCGCCGAGATGCCGCTTCAGACGGGCGCGGAGAACAACTCCTACGCCCGCTGGATGGACCGCAACTTCGACCATGTCGTCGAGGTCGCGCTGCGGGCTCACGTGTGGCAGTTCGCCAAGGAGCATTTCCAGCTCAACGTCGATGCGAGCGTCACCAACCTGACGCGCTGGCTCTACTCCTACCGCTTCCCGCCGGGCGCTCTCCGCCTGATCCCGCCGCGGTACGGCGGGTACCGTGAGGGGCGTCCGATCGACCACGAGATCTCCGGAAACGTCATCTACACCTCGGCCGAGGCACCGTTCTACACGACCTTCATCATGCGCCGGCTCGACCCGGGCGGGTGGGACCCGCTGTTCGCCGAGGTCATCGGGATGTCCCTGGCGGCGCGTGCGGCGCACAAGTTCACGCGCAAGGTCTCCTACCTGCAGATTGCCAAGCAGCAGCTCGAGGAGGCGCTCGACAAGGCGATGGAGACGAACGCGCTCGAGGGTGACATGGAGCAGACCGAAGAGCACGACATCATCCGCATTCGAGGGCTCTGATGACCGTCGACACCCTGCAGGTCAACATGACGCGTGGCGAAATCACGCCGCTGGCGCATGGCCGTGTGGACACCGAGCACTACCAGGCCGGGTTGGCGGATGCGCGCAATGTCGCAGTGTTGCGGTATGGCGGCGTGACGCGCGTCCCTGGCACCATCTACGGCGGGCCCGTCAAGACCGCTGCCAAGAAGACGCGGTTTCTGCCGTTCGCATTCAACACCGAGCAGACCTACTACATCGAGGCCGGTGAGACATACTTTCGCTTCTGGACCAAGAGCGGCATCGTCATCGAGCGTATCGAAGTCGCCACCGTCCCCGTCGAAGTCGTCACCCCCTATCTCGAGGACGACCTCGCCAACATCAAGATCCGGCAGGTAGGAGACCAGGTCTACCTGTTCTGCGCGGGCTACCAGCCCCGTGTTCTGACGCGCGCGTCGGAAACGAGCTGGTCGCTCGCCGCCTACACGGCGCTCGATGGCCCTTACCTCAACGTCAACACGACCGCGACGACCCTCACGCCTGCTGCTACTGGCGCCGTCCACCCCATCATGACGTCCAACACCCTGCCCTCCGGGACAGTTGCGTCCAACACGAGCGCGACCGATGCGTTCGAGGTTTTCGATACAGCCAAGAACACGACGTGGATCAACAACGCGTCGAACGAGGGCTGGATTTCGTACGACTTTCCGAGCACCAACACGAAGGTATGCGACGCCTATTGGATACGCGCCGTGCCGAACGCCGACCCGGACGGAACGCCTGTCGCGTGGGAGTTCCAGGGGTACACCGGGTCCGCGTGGGTAACGCTCGACAGCCGTCAGGGTGAGACTGGGTGGTCCCGCGGCGAGGTGCGTTTCTACGATTTCCAGAACGAAACAGCCTACCAGTCCTACCGCCTGATATGGTCCGGCACGAACATATCGGACGACAGCGACAGCCGCATCGGCGAGATGGGCTGGCACGAGGCGGGCGCCAGCCAGACACCCTTCAACCTGACAGCGTCGTCGGTCACCGGCATAAACGACGGCGTCGGGTTCGTGGCGTCCGATGTAGGTCGCCCTATCAGGCTCTACGGGTCCGATGGGTACTGGCGATGGGCGCAGATCGCCGCGCGCAGCAGCTCGACAGTCGTCACCGTCAGGGTGTATGGCCACGCGCTGCCGGACCTGTCCCCGATTGCCAACTGGCAGCTTGGAGTGTGGTCGGAGACGACGGGCTGGCCGCGCGCTGTCGCCTTGTTCGAGGACAGGCTGCTCGGCGGCGGGTCCGACGACGATCCGACGTCGATCGCTGGCTCGCGTAACGGCGACTACGACAACTTCGGCCTGTCCAACGTCATCGTCGACGACGACGGCGTCGGCATGCGCCTGACCGGCGGGCAGCTGAACCAGATCCTGTGGCTGCTCGAGAACGGCGACGACCTCGTCGCCGGAACGTCGGGGAGCCTGCGTATCGTCACGCGCCAGGACACCCAGAAAGCCTTCGGCCCGAACAACCACCGGCAACGTCCGCCTGCGAACGTGTCGGTGTCGGCGGCCGATCCCCTGGCGCTCGAGAACGTCATCCTGTTCCTCGACGGCCGCGGCGAGCGCATCTACGAGACCGCGTTCGACTACAACACGGACAAGTACCTGGCGCGTGAGCTGACCACGCTGAACGAGCACCTCTACAACAGGAGCACGGTCGAGCAGATCGTCTACCAGTCGCATCCGCACCGTATCGTGTGGTGCCGCCGGGCCGACGGAAAGGTCGTCGCGGCCACCTACGACCGCGATCAGAAGGTGTTCGGCTGCACGCTCGTCGACTTCAACGGGATCGTCGAGGATATGTGCACGCTGCCGGGCGCGCTGTCGCGAGACGTCATGATGATCGTCCGGCGTACCGTCGATGAGGCCACCGTGCGCTACGTCGAAGCGCTCGCCGACTTCTACACCGACGAGAGCGCCACCAACCAGACAGTGCCGATCTTCGCCACGTCAGCGTTGGTGTACAGCGGGTCGGAGACAGGCACCGTTACAGGAGCAGACCACCTTGAAGGCAAGACCGTAGGTGTCTTTTGTGACGGCTTCGACGCGGGCGACGCCGTCGTTGACGGGGGGTCCGTTACGGTGCCCAGCGGGCTCGAGGGCGAGACCATCGTCATCGGCGAGCGGCTCGAGTGGCGCGTCAAGACGCTGCGCGTCGAGCAGTATGGCCAGCGCGACGGCGCCGGCATGGGGCGCCCCGTGCAGATCGTCAGCGGGAAGATCGACCTCTACCAGTCGCGCGGCCTGAACGTCGGCACTGTCGATGGGGTCGATGTGCTGATGTTCGAGGACGAGGTCGAGGAAGACCCTTTCGAGCCGCCCGCGTCGCGCACCGGAGCATACCCGCTCGTCGTAGACGACAGCTGGTCGAACAACGGGCAGCTTGTCATCAGTGGCGACAGGATGTACCCCGTAACGGTGCGGGGCGTCTCCCTGCGCGTCGATGGAGAACCTTGATGTGCCTGCCCGTTATCGGAGGGATCGTGAGCGGCGTCGGTGCGGCGATGGGTGCCCTGGCGCAGCGCTCGCAGTCGAAGGCGCAGGCTGACCTGTCGCGCCGACAGGCGACGATCGAACAGGAGATCGGTGCCTACGAGGCCAGCCGGAAGACCGAGCAGGTCCAGCGTGCACTCGGGTCCGCCCGCGCTGGCGCCGCAGCCAGCGGCTTGGCGTTGGCCGGCAGCGCGTTATCCTCGATCGATGAGAGCGCCACCGAGGGCGCCCTCGACGTGGCAGCCATCCGCTGGAACAGCGGACTGCGCGTCGCCAACAGTCGCTACGAGGCCAAGGTCGGCGACACGAACGCCAAGATCGCGGGTGCGGCCGCCCCCGTCGCGTTCCTGTCGCCCGTCATCAAGGGTGTCGCCGACTACCGTAGCAGCTTCAATTGAGGTGACGCCGTGGCTGAGATCAAGAAGTACACGGCTCAGGTCGGGCTGAACCCGGCGGGCGCGCCTGGTGTGCGCGTCAGCAACGTGCTCGGCGAAGCCGTGCAGGGGCTCGGCAACACGATCAGCAGCGTCGCCACGGCGTTCGACCAGCGCAAGCAGGAACGCGAGAACTTCAAGGCGCAGAACGACTACCGCACCTTCCAGCTGCAGCTGCAGCAGGAAATGGACGCCAAGGCCGCCGAGATGGCACCGGGCGGAGACGGCTTTCACGATGACTTCGTCGCCAACACCTTCCGCCCGCGCCGCGACGCCTTCCTCGCCAACGTGCCGGAGCGGCTGCGGCCGAAGTTCCAGACCCTGCTCGACGACGCGTCAGGCGCCGACGCCACCGAATGGTCGGTGCGGGCCGCGACCAAGGAACGCGACGAGATGTACCGGTGGGCGGGCGAGCAGCTCGGCATCACCGAGCAGCAGCTTGCCACGGCGATCAACATCGAACCGGAGCGCTACGACCAGCTGCTGCAGGCGGGCTACGACGACATCGACAGCTCGCCGCTGCCGGCCGCCGCCAAGGCCACCCGCAAACGCGAATGGGAGAACGTCGCCCAGGTCGCGCATCTGACGCGGCTGATGGAAACCAACCCGGAGCAGGTCATCCTCGAGCTGGGCGCCGACCCGAGCAACCTGTCGCCGACGACGCAGTACGACCTGCTCGAGCGCGCCGTCATCGGCCAGGAGAGCGGCGGCGACCCGCGTGCGATCTCGCCGGCCGGCGCCGTCGGCGTCATGCAGGTCATGCCGGGCACCGCCCGCGAGATCGCCGAGGAGCTGCAGGACCCCCGCTTCAACCAGGACTGGGACCAGGCCCAGATCAACGAGTACCTGATGAACCCGGCCGTCGGCATGCGCTACGGCCGCCACTACCTGCAGAAGCAGCTGCGCAAGTACCGCGACCTGGACGCCGCGCTGATTGCCTACAATGGCGGGCCGGGGCGCGCCGACGCGTGGCTGAAAGCCGGCAAGGACGACAGCGTGCTGCCCGCGGAGACGCGGAATTACTACAAGCAGGTCAAGGCGCGCATGGGCGTCGAGCGCCGTACCGGCGGCTCCCCGAAGGACGTGTCATTCGTCTGGGTCCGTGACGGCGGCATGGCGAACCTCGTCCCCGGCGACGAACGGCTGGAAGCGATCAGCTCCGATCTGCGCGACCGCGTCTCCACCGCCTTTGCGGCCGTTGGCGTCGACAAGGTGAAGCTCCGCTCCGGCTTCCGCGACCCCGGCCACAACAAGGACGTCGGCGGCGCCAAGAACAGCGAGCACACCCGCGGCAACGCGATGGACATCGACGTCGCGGGCGTGCCGCTGGCGCGCCGCCTGGAGATCATCAGGTCGCTGTCCGCGAATGGCGTGACCGGCATCGGTGTCTACGCCAACACGATCCACGCCGACATCGGCGGCCGGCGCGCGTGGGGGCCGGACCACTCCGGCAACAGCGTCCCGAAATGGGCGAAGGCCGCGATCGACGAGCACCTTGCCAACAAGGCCGTGGCACCGTCGATGTCGGGCCGCTACGCGTCGATGCCGTTCGACAAGCGGCAGCAGTTCATCCGGTCGGCCGACCAGGTGATCACCCAGCGCTACAACGAGGTCACGAAGACCGACGCCGTGGCCAAGGTCGAGGTGCGCCGCAGCATGGACAACGAGCTGGCGTCCCTCGCCGCCACCGGCCAGGGCACCGGCATCGACGAGACCCGGATCTCGACGATCCTCGGCGAGGATGACTACATCAAGTTCATGGAGAGCCGCGACACGACCGTGAAGGCGTTCAACGCCAAGCAGGGTATCGCGCTCATGTCGCCGCAGGAGATGGGTGACCGCCTCGAGGACTACAAGGCGCAGCCCGGCAGCCCGAACTTCGCCAACGAGCAGCGCGTCGAACGGGCCGTCGAGCGCGAGATCGAACGCGTCACGCGGCTGCGGTCGACAGACCCGGGCAAAGCCGCGCTGGAGTTCCCCGACGTCGCCGACGCGTACAAGACGGTGCAGGAGAGCATGCTCTCCGGCACTCCGGACGCCGAGGCCGTGCAGACGCTCGTCAAGATGATGCTTGAGAAGCAGGCCCAGTTCAACATCGCGCCCGACACCCGGGCGCCGATCCCGCGCGACTGGGCCATGCAGATCGGTCAGTCCCTCACCCGCGTGCCTGAGATGAGGGGTCGTAACGCCGAGGAGGTGCGGGCGGCCATCACCGCCCAGTACGTGGCCCTGCAGCAGTTTTTCGGCGAGTTCACCGAAGAGGTGATCATCCACTCGCTCGGCGAGTACAAGGGGATCAGCAAGCCGATGTCCGAGCTGCTGACCGGCTACATGCAGGCGATCGAGGCCGGCGGCGATCCGTTGCGGCTGAACCGCTCGCGCGCCGAGGACCAGTCGCAGGTCGAGGGCAACAGCCGCGGCTGGTTCCAGTCGATCACCGACTGGTTCTCCGGTGATGAGCCAGGCGACGGCGCACCCGGCGAGGTGACGGACGCCACCCCGAACAACGAGGTCGTACTGCGCATCATGAGCCAGCTCGACCCCGACGACCCGTCGTCGGAGATGGTTCTCGTTCAGCGCTATGGTCAGGCTGCCGTCGATGTGGCAAAAGCACGGGCAGGCGCCGCAACCACGAGAAACGACAGCCCGTGACCAACCTGTTCACCGCCAAGAAGATCAACGTTCCCGGGCTGCTGTCCGACGAGGCGCTGCAGGAGCAGCTGAAGCAGTTCGGAGACCAGGCCAAGGCACAGGTGCAGGCCGCGCCCCCGCCCACCGCCGCCTTCGACTTCGCCGACCGCGTCACCGAGCAGTACCTGTCGCAGCCCGCGCCGACCATGCGCGCGCCCGCGGCGCCGCCCGGCGGCGCGACGCGGAGCGGTGTCATGAGCGGGCTGAAGACGCTCAACAGCACGGCGTCGTGGATGACGCCGACCGGCATTGCCGGCAACATCGCACCGCGTCTGTTCGAAGAGATCGGCCGGCTCGGCACGCTCACCGCCGAGGAAAGCCGTGCCGAGCAGGCCGCGAACGACGCCGAGCTGAAGGCCCGTGAAGCCGCGTTCCAGAACAAGGCCGATGTCAGGACCCGGCTGCGCGAGATGACCAGCGAGCAGGCCGCCGAGATGGGCCTGCCGGTTCCGCCCGGGGGGACGCCGCCTGTCGAGTACCGTCCGCTGCGCGACGGTGAGCAGCGCGTCAACGACGATGGCACGGTCAGCACCGAGGTGACGCTGTCGCCGATGCTGCCCGATGGGACGTTCGCCACTGTGCCGTCGCTGTGGATGACGCAGGATGGCGTCGTCGAGCTGGACGAGGACCAGGCGCTGCAGCGCGCGCTCGAGTACGAGCAGCTGACCGGCGTCAAGTTCCCGCGTGCGGCCACCGCCGACGAGGCGAACAAGACGGCCAAGGAGCGATCGGAGGCCGGCGGCGCCAACGTTGGCCCGCTGGCGCAGTCGGCAGCCGTCAAGACGATCCGCGAGAAGATCGCGCTCAACGACAAGATCGCGCCGACGCAGGCGTGGTGGCTGAACATGCTGCAGGTCGGCGCCCGATCGGCTGCGCTCACGGGCACCAGCTCGCTGAAGTACCCGCTGATCTGGTGGGAGCAGGCCGAAGCGGCGATGACCGGGACGATGGAAAAATCCGCGCCGCGCGAGTGGCTGCAGTCCATCGACAAGGAGGTCACCAAGATCCTGCCGGGCGACCCGGCGCGCGCCAAGGACTTCCTGACCGACATTGCGGCCGGCGGCGGGTCGTTCGCTGCGTTCATGGTCGCGGGCTACGTGTCCGTCGCCGCCGGCATCCCGGCGGGCGTCGGTGCCGGCGTGCTCGGGGCCACCGTCGGCGGCTCCAACCTGTTCGAGGAGGCCGAGCAGTTCGACGCGACGGCCACGCAGAAGTTCCTGTCGCTGCTGATCGGTTCCGGTCTCGGCGCCACCGAGGCCTTCCCGATCGACCGCATGTTCATGCGCGCCGACGCCGCCAGCGGTGGCGCGATCCGCCGCCTGCTGACGACCACGGCGGCGGGGTCGCTGGAAGAGTTCATCCAGGAGGCCGGGCAGACGCTGGGAGAAGATCTTGCCGCCAAGTACCTGTTCGACGATGACCGCGAGATCTCGGCCGCCAAGATCCTGCGCCANGGTCTTATCGGCGCGTTGACGGGCGCCGCCGGCAGCGTCGTGACGCAGGGTGTCGCCGAGATCGGTGTTGCGCCGCGGATCGAAGCCGAGATGCCGGTCGCCGAGCGCGAGCGCATGGCCCAGGGCGTCATCGACGTGCTGCAGCGCGAGGTCGACACGATCACGACAGCGCCGCTGCCGGAGGTGGCCGACATCGTTGGCGCCGACGGCCAGGTCATCGCCGCGGGGCCGCAGGACGTCATCACGCTGACCGGATGGCACCGAGGCGATGGTCGAGCGCGCGCCTGCGATCGAGACGCCTGAGTTCAAGAACTGGTTCGGACGACAGCAAGGTTGTCGACGACACCGGCACGCCGCTGGTCGTGTACCACGGGACGAACGCGGACTTCACGGCGTTCGATAAGAGCAAGAGCACGTTCGGCTACCACGGCGGCGGCTTCTATTTCACGCCTGATCAAGAGTGGGCTTCTTCGTTCGGTAAGACGAAGGAAGTGTACCTGTCGATGTTGAACCCGTTCAACAAAGACACCATGGGCATAACTCCTGCTATGGTCGCCGAGTATGTATCAGTTATGAAGGAGCGTGGGGCTACTGATGACTGGATCGAAGCCAAGGTCGATAACACTATACACTCAGGAGATTTCGACATAGGTCTTGGTGACCTAGGCGAAATCACACCGATGGAGATACAGCGCGTCTACAAGGCGGGCGGTTTCGACGGCGTGGTCGCCGAAAACGGCAACGTTATGGTCGTCTTCGACCCGACCCAGATCAAGTCCGTCAACAACCGTGGCACCTTCGACCCGGCCGACCCCGACATCCTGTCGATGACCGCACCCGAGCGGCAGCGCCAGTTGATCGACGAGGTGCCCGGCTTCAAGGGCGTCGCCAAGTACCTGACGCCGGAGGAGCGCCCCGCGTTCCGCAAGTCCAGCGCCAAGAAGCTGGTCGAGATCTTCGAACAGATGCCGGACCCGAAGGAGATGGCCGCGGTTGCGATCTCCGGCCGCGCCAAGCGGGGCTGGTACGCGCGCAGCGCCAAGGCGCTCGTCGACACCTTCGGCATCGAAGACGCTCCGCGCTTCGCCGCGCTGCTCGCCGCGCTGTCGCCGCAGGTCTCGGTCGAGAGCAACGCCATCAACGCGCTCAGCGTCTGGGGCGCCTGGGTAAGGGCCGGGCGGCCAACCGATCGCGCTGCCATCGTCAGGATCATGGGCGGCGCAGTGCAGGGCTCCAAGGGTGCCGACAGCGTCCTGCCGGCGTGGGTCGACAACTCCGTCCGCGCGCTGACGACGCCCGACGCGACGACAGCGCGGCTGTCCGGCCCCAAGGTCGACAGCTTCATGAAGAACCTGCAGGGCATCACCGTCGAAGTGACGAACGACGCTTGGATGGCGAACTATGCCAACGTCGAGCAGGCGCTCTTCCGCGGCACATACCGCAAGGACGAGACTGGTTCGAAGGTCGGAGAGAAGGGCGTCGGCTACATCGCGATGGCTGCGGCCGTGCGCCGCGCCGCCGATGCCGCGACCAAGCTGACCGGCCAGCAGTGGACCCCGGCCGAGATCCAGGAAACCGTCTGGTCGTGGGCCAAGACCCTCTACGAGAAGCGGGACGCCGCAGGCGAGAACCGCACCACGGTCGAGATCCTGAACGCTGGTGGGCTGACCGCCGAGGAGATCGCCAGCACGCCCGACTTCGCCTCGCTGTTCGCAGGCGGGGTCTACCGCAACCTCTTGGAAAAGGCAGGCTACAATGTCGAGACTGATGGCAGCAGCGGAAGCGGCGCTGGAAGCGATGGAGGACGAGGGGATGTCCGCAGCGCAGAAGGAACAGGCTTTGCTCAGGATGCTTTCGAGCGGCACCTCCGCCGAGCAGCCCGCCGGCTCGAGGATCTCCGCAACCAACGCCTCGACGCCGAAGGCCGCCGCGCCGATGAGAAGCCAGTAACGACCGACTTCCCCGGAGGCGCACCCAGCGACCCGGGCGCGGGCAGCCTGCAGCTCGAGGACACCTTCGACGGTATCGACTTCATGGTCGTCGGCGACAAGGAGCTGGCGCGCCTGCCCGGCCTGCCCAGTAACTCCAGCGGGCCGGTCGCCAGCGTAGTCCAGGCAGCCCGCGCCTACGCCAAGTCGATCGGCATCCCGTTCCGCCGGCAGGCGACCTACGTCAAGGCCGACCCGGAGCGTGGTCGCCGCATCGCCGAGGCCTACGACCGGATGAAGCACGCGCCGGAAGACCCGGTGGTGAAGGCCGCGTACCAGGCCATGATCGACGAGACGCTGGCGCAGTTCCAGTTCGTCAAGGCGTCGGGGCTCGACATCGACTTCATCCCCGAAGGTGCGGCCGACCCGTATCCGGGCGGCCCGCGCGAGGTGCTGGATGATCTGCAGCGCGGCCACCTGTGGGTGTTCCCGACCGACCAGGGCTTCGGCTCGCTGTCGGAAGCCGAGCAGTCCAACCCGCTGCTCGCCGAGACCGACGAGGTCGTCAAGGGCCGCAAGCTGCTCGCCAACGACGTCTTCCGCATCGTGCATGACTTCTTCGGCCACGGGCTCGAGGGGGCCGGCTTCGGCGCGCGCGGCGAGGAGAACGCCTGGCAGGCGCACATGCGCCTCTTCACCGAGGCGGCGCTGCCGGCGGTCACCAGCGAGACGCGCGGCCAGAACAGCTGGGTCAACTTCGGCCCCTACGGCGAGAGCAACCGCGCCAACCAGCGCGAGACCGTCTACGCCGACCAGAAGACCGGCGTCATGCCCCCGTGGACGTGGCGCGAAGGCGTCGATGACGACAGCTCCGTCGCCTTCGGCGATGGCGTCGTCACGGCCGAGGAGTTCAAGGCCGCCGACGCGCCGACGCAGGACATGCTGGCCCGCCCCGGCTGGGCCATCCTGACCGGCACGCAGGAAGCGCTCGGCGCCTGGGACGCGCCGGAGAACGTGGCTAGCAACGACCAGCTGCGCACCGAGCTGGCGGGCACCGACGCGATCGAGATCACCGGCAGCTATGAAGGCGTCGCCCAGGGGCCGAGCTGGATCGTGTTCTCGCCGCCGGCCGAAGCTCTCGCCATCGCCAAGCGGTACGGCCAGGAGAGCATCCTGACCAACGAGGGGCTCGACTACGGCGACGGCACGATCGTCCCGGCCGACCCGTTGATGACGACGGTCGGCGACGAGGCGCGGCAGCAGCCGTTCTTCTCCGCGCTTCCGAACGGCAACGCCTTTTCGATGGGGCTCGACTTCGAAACCGGCCGCGTGCCGCGGTCGGAGGCGATCTTCGCTGGCGCTAAGGCCGCGACCGGTAACGTTGACGCTCTCGAGACCGCCATGCGGATGGTCAAGGAAGGCCGCCAGATGGAGGATATCTGGGAGGCGACCGGCTTCTTCTACGGACGCGACGGGCAGTGGCGGTTCGAAATCTCCGACCGCGACGCCGACTTCACCCCGGCGGCCCTGCAGTCCCTGACGCCTCCTCCGACCGCGGGAAAGTTCTGGACCGGCATCGCGTTCGGCAGCCTCGGCGAGATGGTGAAGCATGACAAGCTGTTCGCTGCCTACCCGGAGCTGCGCAAAGTCGAGGTCAAGCTGCGCACGGCGCCGGGGGCACAGAACCAGTCCGGGCAGTTCTACAAGGACAACGCGGGCACCCTCCATATCGAAGCAACGGGCCGCGATCTCGAAGACCTGTTGTCGGTAACGCTGCACGAAGCCCAGCACGCCGTCCAGACGGAAGAGAACTTCGCGCGCGGCGGGAACATGTCGCTCGGTGAGCTTTACGAGGGACCGGATGTCGCAGCGTGGATGACGGCCCTGGGCGAGGCCAATGAGGCTTTCAAGGCTTTTCGCGACGCTGGAGGCGACCAGAGGGGTCGGCGCGCGCGGCTGACGAAACTGGAGAACGACGTCCGGGAAGCAGAACTCAACTTGAGGAGAGCTGCGGCCTACGAATACTACCGCCGCATCTCCGGCGAGGTCGAAGCGCGTAACGTCCAGGCGCGCGCTGATCTGGCGCGCAGCGGGAAGCGGCAGTCGGACGCAGGGGAGCGTGTCGCGCCGATCTCCATGCCGTTCCCCGATGCCACGGCCGACGTGGCCAGCGAGGACCAGATCGTCATCATGCGGACGACGGGCCAGTCGATGGCGCCGGTGATGATGGCGCAGAACAACTCGACCAGCAACGCAGGGCCGTTTGGAACAGCCAGCAACCGGACGGTGTTCCGCGCCGAACAGACGCGCCCGACCGGCGGCGTACCGGCCACCGGCCCCGTCACCGAAGACACCAGCCTCGCCAGGATCAGCGCCAACTTCATCAAGCTGATGGGGATCACCGCGCGGCAGGGCCGCCTGACGATCCGCGGCGCCGACGTCATGGGCCAGTACAGCCGACGCAGCGACGTCGTCCGGCTGCGCGCGCAGAACGACCTGTCGACGCTGGCGCACGAAGGCGGTCACGCCCTGCATGACGCCCGCAGCACGTTGCTCGACGGTTTCGTGCAGCAGAATTCGCGCACCTTCATGGCGGTCGGCACCAAGCTCTATGGTGGCGACCTGACGTACGCCAACAAGGAGACGCACGAGAGAGAGGGCTTCGCTGAATTCTTCCGCGTCTACGTGCTGAACAAGCGGTACCTGCGCCGCAACTACCCGGCGCTCCTCGACGACTTCGAGACGTTGATGGACCAGAACGCGCCAGAGCTGAAGCGAGGGCTCGAGCTTGTCAGCCAGCAGCATGAGGCGTGGCTGCAGCTACCGTCCGTCGCCGAGCTGCGCAACACCATCGTTCCGGCCATCCAGCCGAGCGGTATGAACGCAGCCATCGCCGAGCTGCGCGAGGTCGGCGTTCAACACATGGTTCAGCGAGATCGTACGCGCAAAGCCGGTGTACCGAAAGCGTCAACCGCTACGCAGCGCTGAACTAAAGTCGTCGGCGAGATGACTGAACATCGGCGAGCGGAACGCCGGGCGCGCGATCGACCTGAAGGTCGCCGACGACCCGCGGGCGCTGATCCGGCTCGCGCGCAACTCCGGCTCGCGCGCCATGCTGGAGCTGACTGACGGCGTCTACGGGTACCGGTCGCTGCAGCCGACGACGCGCGGCCTCCGTGACGCGCTCATGATCAGCCAGGGGCTGACCGTAGACGACAGCCCGCGTGCTTTGAACGAGCAGCGGCTGGCCGACTTCGACACCTACCTGGTCGCCCTGCGAGCCCTCGACGAGTACCGCCGCAAGGACGAAGGCAAGATCGCCAAGATGCCGATCAGGCAGCACCTCGGCGACGTCAGTCAGGCGATCATCGACCTCGAAGCGCAGTACGGGGCATCGTTCACCCAGGCCGCGGCGATCGTGCACGAGTACGGGATGGCGCTGTGGCAGAAGGCCTACGACGCCGGGCTGATGAGCAAGACGACGTACAAAGCCGGGCTCGACCGTCAGTTCTACGTGCCGCTGCAGCGCGACATGTCCGACCGCAGCAACGCGACGATGGGGCCGACGTCGATCAGCGGCGGCCGGTCTATCGTCAAGCGGTTCCAGGGCTCCGATCGCGACATCGTCAGCCCGATATCAGTCCTGATGCACAAGACCTTCGCGCTCGAAAACATCATCGCCCAGAACGACGTCATGAAGACCCTGGCCGCGCTTGCCGACAGGGCGGGCCGGACTGGTGCGCTGGTCGAACGCATCCCGGCGTCGAAACTGGTCGCGAAGTCGCTGTCGATCGAGGAGATCGCTCGGCAGATCACCAAGGACGACACCATCACCGAGGCCGACGCGCACGACCTGCTCGAGATCCTCGGCGACATGATCGACCAGAACAAGCTGATCACCACGTTCCGCGCCGAGCAGGCGTCGACCCGAAACGAAAACGTTCTGTTCTTCTGGGAGAACGGGTCTGTCGCCGCAATCCAACTGGCGGACAACGACCTCGGCGCCGACGTCGTCAACATGATGAACAGCCTGGGGCCTGAGAACATGCACACGGCGCTGGAGATCGTCGCCCTGATGTCCAGCGCGTTCCGCTCCGCCATCACCGCCTGGCCGGACTTCCTGATCGTCAACTTCATCCGCGACCAGCTGTCGGCGTGGATCTTGACGGACGTCGGCTTCAAGCCGTTCGTCACCGGCATCAAGGGTGTCGGCGACGAGCTGCGCCAGAGCAAATGGGCCAAGCAGTACAATGCGGCCGGCGGCATCATGGGCGGCATGACCGTGGCCACGCTGCACGAGGCCCGGGTCCGCAAGGACATTGACGCGCTGCGCAGCAAGGGGTACCTGGCCCGGGCGTTCGCGGGCAAAGGCTTCAGCGGCGCGGTAGCCGGCATGGGCCGCGTCGTCGAGATGACGGAGACCGGCACCCGGCTCGGCATCTTCCGCAAGGCATTCGAGCGCGCCAAGGCCGACGGCCTGACCGAGTACGAGGCCGGGCTCGAGGCGGCATACACGGCGACCGACTACATCGACTTCGGACTGAACGGCACGCGCATGCTGGCCGCCCGGCGCACGATCCCGTTCCTGAACGCGCAGCTGCAGGGCCTCTACAAGATGCTGCGGACGCTGGGCGCCGACGAGGTGCGGCAGCGCAAGGGCCTGATGTTCGCCCTGAAGGCCTTCTTCAAGGACACGCGCCAGCTGTCGCTGTCGCGCGCTGAGCGGAACGCGGTCGTCACCGGCCGCAAAGCGTGGCTCAAGATGACCAGCATCGGCCTGATCGGCGCCGCCCTGCACTTCCTGTTCGAGGACGACCCCGACTACCAGGAGGCTGGCGAGTACCTGCGCACGACAGGCTGGGTCATCCCGATGGGCGACGGCCGGCTGTTCTACATCCCCAAGCCGTTCGAGCTGGCGATGGTGTCCAACGTCATGGAGCGCGCGCTCGAGTTCGCCAGCGGTGACCCGCAAGCCAAGTCGCGCTTCCTGCGCGGCTTCGCCATGACCATGGTCCCGCCGACGTCGCCGCCGGCCGTCCAGGTCGTGGTTGAGTACGCGGCCAACAAGAACTTCTTCAGCGGACAGGAAATCGTACCGAGCTACATGCAGGCGCTCGACCCGATCCTGCAGTACAACAACTACACCTCGGAGTTCGCCAAGAGCATCGGCGAGATCACCGGGTGGTCGCCGATGGTCGTCGACCACTTCATGTCTGGTCTCGGCGCCAGCGCCTACCGCGACATGGTGACGATGACCAACGCGCTGAACCCGGCGCGGCCAAGCATGGACGAGACCGACGCGCCGATCCTGCGCCGGTTCATCCGCGACACCCGCCGCGGGTCGGCGTCGGCGCGCGACTTCTGGGAACTGGCGTCGATGCAGACGGGCCGGATGCGAACGGCGGAGGTCACCTACAAGGCGCTGGCCGACGCAGGAAACACGGTTGCGGCCAACCGCTTCCTCGCCGACCTTCCTGCGGACCAACGCGCCTATGCGCTGCTCAACGTGCACTTCGAAGCCAAGTACAAGAGGCTGAACCCGTTCTACCGTGGCCGGCAGATCACGACCGTCATTTCGGCCATGCGGCGCGAGATTGGCAGCGATCTCGGGCTCGAGGACACGTCGCCGTTCGGAGATGGCACCATTGTCATGACCGCGCGCGAGAAGGCCGAGGTCGACGAGGTGCTGTCCGAGTACGCACGGCGCGAGATCCGCAACACGCTGGTCGCCACCCGCACCGGCGGCTGGGACAACAAGGCCGTCATGCCGACCCAGCCGACGCTCGACCTGCTCGACCAGATCGACCCCCGTGTTGCGATCGAACTGGCGGCACGCGTGGAGAAGGCGAATATCTACTCCGCCGAAGCGGTGTTTGAGTATTGGCCTGAAGTCCAAGATCGGCTATTGCTGGACCGCGAGGCCGCGTTCCTCGACGATATCCTGGCCATCGCGAAGGTGATGCAATGACCGTTACCGCACAGTCTGCGCGCAAGATCATCTCCGGTTCCGGCTGGTCGAACCCGCTGTCGTGGGCCGACGTCACGCTGGAGAACTCGGCTCACCTCGAGGTGTGGACCGACGACACGCAGCTGGCGCTGGGCGACGACTATTCGATCACCGGCGTCGGCGACAGCGAAGGCTTCAGCGTCACGATCGTCGACACCGGGCTGGCGCCCGACGTGTTCGTGCTAGTCCTGAAGCCGACGATGACGCAGGGCGCCGACCTCAGCAATGGCGGCCGGTTCGGCGTCGCCGCCGAGGAAGCCCTCGACGCGCTGGCGCGGCGGATGCAGGCGCTCGAGGACATGATCAACCGCGCCGTCAAGGTGCCTCTGACGACGGCGCTCGATGCCGACCAGATCACGATCGAGGCCGTCGCCGAGGGCCATCTGTGGAAGGCCGACGCGAACGGCAACATGGTCGACGCCGGCGACGGCGACGACATCGCCGGTGCGCAGACGGCCGCGGCCACGGCGACGGCAAAAGCGGCCGAGGCTTTGCAGAGTGCGGCCGACGCGCTGCAGAGCGCGGAAGACGCGGCCGCCAGCGCCGCCGAGGCAACAGGTGACGTGACCGGGCCGGCCAGCGCGGTCGACAGCCAGCTGGCTGTGTTCAGCGGTACGTCGGGAAAGACGCTGAAGGTCGGTGCCGACACGGAAAAGTCGACGCCGATCGACGCGGACCGCCTGCCGCTGATCGATAGCGCCGCCACCAACGCCGTAAAATGGCTGTCGCTGACCAATCTGTGGACGTGGATCAAGGCGAAGGCCGACACGTTCTACCAGGCGCTCGACGCGCAGCTGTCGTCGCTGATCCGCCAGAACTCGCAGTCGGCAGCCTATACGCTGGTGCTGACCGATGGCGGCAAGCACATCTTCCACCCGAGCGCGGACACCACGGCGCGCATCTGGACCATCCCGGCAAATGCCAGCGTGGCCTATCCGATCGGGACGGCAATCACCTTCATCAACCAGAACGGTGCGGGAGTGATCACCATCGCGATCACATCCGACACGATGCGGCTGGCCGGCGCCGGTACCACGGGCTCGCGCACGCTGGCGGCGAACGGTGTAGCGACCGCCGTAAAGGTCACGTCGACCGAATGGATCATCTCCGGCATGGGGCTGACCTGATGCCGGCGGTCATGCAGCAGGTGCTGGCGGCAGGCGGCGGCGCTCCGGTCTCGTCTATCGCCTTTCACGCGGAGGCTGCGGACGTCAGCGGCACGTTAACTTTTCCAGCCGGCACCCAGGCCGGGGATTTCGCGGTGTTGGTCAACGCTGCTGCAGGCCTTGGGGCTGGCTCGGCAGATGATGTCGTGCCGGCCGGGTGGACCCCGCTGGCCACGGCAGCGGTCGACACCAGCGGAACGATCATCAACTTCCGTATCCGCTCCAGCTGCAAGGTACTGACCTCGGCGGACGTTGCGGCTGGGTCCGTCACGGGCATGAACGAGTCCTCGGAGTCGGGGGTCATGCTGGTATTTCGGCCGACCGGGCAGATCACGAACGCTATAGCATCCAGCTGGGAGGTGGCTGCTACGACTGGTAACCCCTCGTCGCAGACTGTTTCGGCCGCGGGGCAATCCGCCCCGCTGGTGGTTATCGGCAGCGTTGCCAGCAATGTGGCCGCTTCGTTCTCAACCGCTTCTCCTGCGTTTGACGCGACCATCACCGACAGCACCTCTTTTGTGGTCGGGTACAAAATCTACAACGCATCGCCGGCAGACCATACGATCGACGCCGATGATCTCGGGGACGTGACACTGCTGACCTCGGGCTATGTCAGATTTTCATGATGGGTAGCGAACCATGAAACCGATCCGCAACTGGCGCACCATCCTCCGCTACGCATGGTCCGTGCGGCTGATGCTGCTGGCGGCCGCGCTGTCAGGGCTAGAGCTCGTGCTGCAGCTGGCCGGCGCCATGTTCCTGCCGCCGATGGCGCTGGGCATGCTGTCGGGCCTCGTTACCATGCTGGCACTCGTCGCGCGCTTTGTCGCGCAGGATCTTGGAGATGATCGATGAAACGAACTCGCCTTGTCGGCGGCGTCATGGCCGCAGCCGTCGCGCTTGTCGGCGCCTGGGAGGGACTGCGCACCGTTGCCTACCCCGACCGGCTGGCCAACAACCTGCCGACCGTCTGCTACGGCTGGACGATCGGGGTGAAGCTCGGCGACGAGTACACGAAGGAAGAATGCGACACGATGCTCGGCAACGGGCTCGTTGAGTTCGAGCGCGGCATGCGCAAGTGCCTGACGACGCCGGACGCCATCCCCGACAAGACCTATGTCGCGTTCCTGTCGGGCAGCTACAACATCGGCGTCGGCGCGTTTTGCGGCTCGTCCATGGCGCGGCTGGCCAACGCCGGTGACCTGGTCGGCGCCTGCGAGGCGCTGACGCGCTGGAACAAGGCGGGCGGCAAAGTCGTGCAAGGCCTGGTGAACCGCCGTGCGGCTGAGCGCGAGCTGTGCTTGGCCGGCGTTCGAGAAGGCGTCGCCATCCCCGTTCCAACGCCGCGGCCCCCGGTCACCGTTCCGACCCCGACACCGCGGCCCCCGGTCACCGTTCCGACCCCGACACCGCGGCCCGACAGCCCCGCCGCGACGCCCCCGGTGACTGTTCCGGCCGCACCGTCGGCGCCGCTGTGGCCGATCATCCCGATCGCGCTGGTCATCATCGTCGCGATCGGTGTGATCGCCTGGCGGAGGCGATCGTGATCTGGCGGCTCATCCCCGCCCCGTGGCTGGTCGCTGGCGCGCTCGCCGTGTTCGTGGCCAGCAATGGGGCGGCGTACCTCAAGGGCCGCGCCGACGGCCGCGAGCTGGTCGAGGGCAAGCTTGCCAGCGACCGTGTCACCATCCTCCTCGACGGAAAGGCAATCGATAATGAAACTCTCGGCCTGGATGACGTTGGCTTGTGTGCCGTTCTTGGCGGGTGTGTCGTGCCAGACGCTGCCGGTGGTGACTGATCCCTGCGATGTCCTCGTGGTGATCCCCGACGCGCCCGCGCATGTCAACGCGCTGCTGGTCCGCGACGCGCGGCCGACGGCAGAGGGGCTCGCCAAAAACAAGGGGCGGGTGGAACGATACAGGTGCGTTGATCGTACCAAGTCAAAGAGATAAGGGTAGATCAATGGCAACACCAAACGAACTTGCCGTAGCAGAGGCGCTGGGGTCATTGAAGGGGCGACTTGAAGGCATCGAGGGCATGATCAAAGCCCAGTCAACGCAGTCGCACGCCGACGCGTCAGAGGCGAAAGTCGCGCGCGCCAAGCTCTACGAGATCGTGGAGAAGCAGGCAGCGATCATCGACGATATTGATCGCCGCCTGGAGAAGGTCGAGTACGCCGTCAACGAGATGAAGCCCGTCGTGAAGGAGTTCTCGCTATGGCAGACCCGGATCAGCACGGCCGGCTGGCTCGGCAAGGCTCTGTGGATCACCGGGGGTTTCGTCCTGGCCACCGCCGCGTGGGCGGTGGCAACGGTCAAGGGGTGGTTCGGCCTGCCGTAGCGGGGCGGTCGTCCTCGCCGACGCCGCGCTCTTCATATGCGACGAGGAACGACACGCAGCACAACGCGTGCCACAGGTGGGAGAACTTCGTCTCGGCGTCGAGGTCGCCGAACAGGAACGACTTCGACGTCGGGCCGCGGCCGCCCCACCAGGCCCATAGATGGCGCATGACGGCGCCGAACACCCGGCCCCACTTCATCCCCTTCTCCCAGTTCCGGTCATCGTACTTCTTCGCGCCGAAGGTCAGCACGCGGGACAGCGCGAAGATTACCTCCGGCGGGATCAGCTCGATCCGGTCCTTGTCGGCGTCGTCCTTGCGCCCGCCGGAAGCCACCGTCCGCTTGGCCTCGGTCATCATCGCGATGGCCTCTTCCATCGACACCGTCTCGCCGGGGTCGAACACGCCGGGGACATACTGCTTAGCAAAGCATGGTGACAGGTCTTCCTTGCTGTACTCGTTCATGTTTGCTTCCCGTTTCGCCAGCTCCTGCAGCGCCTGGTCTCGCGACAGCGCCATCAGACCAGCCTCCCCGTCGCGTCGTTGCGCTGGCGGCACAGGCGCCCCCGCCGCTGGCCGATCAGCGACGCGACCGACGGCCGGCCCTCGTAGGCGCCCGCCTTCTCGCGGCGCGACTGCCGCTCGAGCAGCGCTCGCTTGGCGTCGCGTCGAGCCTGCATCTTGGCCCTGCTGATCGCGGTCGACCGCGCGCCATCCATACCAACGATATCATCTCTCATCACACTCTCCTCAGATAGGTTTCGAATGCCTGCTGCGCCGTCATCTTCCCGACGACGCGGTTGTACTTCACTTCGTCGATCGTCCCGCGCGCCAGGATGTGGTGCGCGAAACAATGGAGCCTCTGCCCCGGGCGGTGAAACCGCTTCAGGGTCTGCTCGTACAGCTCGGCCGACCATGTCATGCCATACCAGATCATCTGGCTGCCGCCGTGCTGCAGATTGAGGCCATGCCCGGCGGATGCCGGGTGGAGCCCGAGGATCGGCAGCTGGCTGGCGTTCCACTGCTTCTCGTACTGGGCGACCTTCTTGTCGCTGACACCAGCGCCGAGGTAAGGGAGCCCCGGCCACCTCTCCTCCAGAACCTGCAGATCCTCCTTGAACTCGTAGGTCAGCAGGACCGGGTTACCGTTCAGGCCCTCGACCAGCTCGACGAGCATGTCGGCCTTCTCGGTGTGGAGCAGCTGCACGGTGACGTCGTCCTCGTAGACGAAGCCCTGGACGATCTGGCACAGCTTGCCCGACGCCACCGCGATGTTCGCTGCCATCACGGCCGGGTTGTCCTTGTACTTGGCGACGAAGTCCCGCTCCATCGTCCTGTAGTAGGCCATGATCTTCGGCGGCAGGTCGACCCAGTGGAACACCGATGTCAGCGGTGGCAGCTCGGGCATGTCATCGTCGGCCAGCGTGATCGACACCGACGATATGTCGGCCGCGATCTTGGCCTCGTGCTCCGGCCGGATCTCCCATTTCAGCTGGTCGAGCGGCACCCGGCCGCCCTTGAAGTCGTTGTTCTCCGGCGCGAAGTGCTCGGCGCGCCATTGGTCGAACTTCTTTCCCCACAGCTTCCCCCGGGTCAGGATCGCCATCGGCATGAACTGGTCCTCGTACCCGTTCGGCCGCGGCGTGCCGGTCAGCCCCCAGATCGTCTTCCAGCGCTTGGCGTTGTCGCGCATCTTCTGCGCGCGCTTGCCGCGGGGGCTCTTCAGCGTCGACAGCTCGTCGATGCAGAGCAGGTCGAACAGGTAGTGGTCGGCGGGCAGGTCCGCGAGCAGCTTCAGCAGCCACGGCAGGTTGTCGACGCCGATCGAATAGATGTCGTACCCGCCGCTCAGCAGCAGCTTCCTGCGCTGCTCCGGCGGTCCGCTGACGTAACAGACCTTGAGATGGCACAGGTGCTCCCACAGCTTCGGCTCGGCCGGCCAGACCAGCTGCGACACCTTGCGCGGCGCGACGACTAGAGCCGCGCGGATGTGGCCATCCTCGAGCAGCTCCTTGATCGCGGTCAGGGCCGCGGCCGTCTTGCCCGCGCCCATCTTCAGCACCGCCTGTAACGCCGTGCTCTCATAGAGCATGGTCGCCGTGCGCTGCTGCGCCGCGCGCATCTCGCTTTCAGCTCTCACGTTCGCGCTCCGCTATCCACTCGTCCACCTCTTCCCGGCTCGACAGCACCGCCACGTTAATGCCCAGCTCTGCCAGGCGCGCGTGCGTCACCAGCTGCGTCGGCCGCACCCGGCCACCCGGCCGCTTCAGCTCGACCAGCCACACCCGGCTGCCCGGCAGGAAGACCAGCCGATCCGGCAGGCCGACGGTGCCGACGATGTTCATCTTGATCGCCATCCCGCCCAGCACCTTTACGCGCTTGACGAAGTGACTTTCGATGTGTACTTCTAGGGTCATTACGAAGCACCCTACACGGTACCAGCACAGGAGGTCAAGCGGTGGTCGATCTGCAAGCACTCAAAACCCCGGGGGCCAGCGAGTGCGTCCGCGTCAAGTTCACGCTCTCCGTCGCCGCACGCGAGAAGCTGCGCCGCGCCTCGCGTCTCAGCGGTCAGGACATGTCGACGATCGTCGAGTGGCTGATCCGCGACGACCTCGCAACCGAGCCGAAATCCAAGCCGAAGCAGGAACAGGAGCCCTATCGTGACTTCGACATCAGCGACATCTGACCGCGTCTACACGCCGGACGCCGACGCCCACTCCTCCATCGTCGGCGGCTCATCCGCGACGAAACGGATCGAGTGCCCGGCCAGCTACAAGCTGGAGCAGTCGCTCCCCGAGAGCATCAAGAAGGAGAGCAGCAGCTACGCCGACGAGGGCACGGCGCTGCACGAGGCCATCGCCCACATCCTCGACCACGACATCAAGGAACTCGACGACATCATCGGCGAGGTCTTCGCTGGCTACGTCGTGACGCCGGAGCTGGTCGACGAGGGCCTGGTGCCCGCGCTGGAGGTGTTCGACATGATCGACGCCGAGAGCGCCAAGGCCGGCGGGCTCGAGTTCGTGCTCGAGAAGCGCTGCCAGATGCCGGGCATCCCGGGGGCGTTCGGCACGTCCGACGTCATCGCGCGCGACGACAGCCGGTCGGTGATCGTCGACTGGAAGTTCGGTGCCGGCGTGCCGGTCTTCGCCTTCAAGGAAGTCGACGGCGTCAAGGTGCCCAACGCGCAGCTGATGTTCTACGCCCGCGCCGCGATGCACGACATGCCCGACATGTTCCAGATCGACGACCCCGACTGGCCGGTAGACCTCTACATCGTCCAGCCGCGCATCCGCGAGGGGCTCGGCGAGAAGTGGTCGCACATCCGCGTCACCGTGCGTGACCTGGAGGCGTTCCGCTGGACGCTGATCCGCGCCGTGTCCGAGGCGACGGGCGACAACCCGGCGATGAAGCGCGGCGACCACTGCCGCTTCGCTGCGTGCAAGACCATCTGCCCGCTGCACCATGCGCCGGTGCTGGACCTGTCGAAGATGGAGACGGTCGGTGCGCTCGCGCCCGAACAGACCGACGTCCTGGACGACGCCCAGTTCGGCGAGCTGCTGGCCATGATCATGGATCTCGGCGAGCTGCTCGAGCCGATCGTCACGGAGGCCCACAAGCAGGCGCACGTCTTTCTCGAGGACGGTGGCGCCATCCCGGGCTACGGCCTCTACGAGAAGCGGGCCGGCGCGCGCAGCTGGGTCGACGACAAGAAGGCCGACGCCTGGCTCGGCCGCAAGGGGCTCGACGTCAACGGCCGCCGCGAGGTGAAGACGATCTCGCCGGCCAAGGCCGAGAAGCTGCTGAAGGCAGCCGGCAAACCGATCACGGAGAAGGAGGCCGAGCGCTACATCGCCGACGGCGTCTCCTCCGGCAAGAAGGTGGCTCGCGACAGCAAGCTGCTACGCCCGGCGCAACCCCGCGCCGAGCTGACCCGAGAGCTGGCGGGCAAGTTCGCCCAGCTCACCAAGAGCTGAACAGGAAAGGAAGACCATGGCAGACGAAGCAAGCCCGCCAATCGGGCACAACACCATCGCAGCCGGCCAGCTGCGCGCCTTCATCGAGCGCATCGAGCGCCTCGAGGAGGAGAAGAAGGGCATCGCCGAAGACATCAAGGACGTCTATGGCGAGCTGAAGGGCACAGGCTTCGACGGCCGGGCTGTCCGCACGATCGTGCGCCTGCGCAAGCAGGACACGGCCCAGCGGCAGGAGGCCGAGGCCGTCCTCGATCTCTACAAACACGCGCTCGGCATGGCGTGAGCGCGCCAACCTCGAGAGGAAACGACATGGACGGAACTTTCACTCGCGCGACGCTCGGCTTCGTCATCCTGACGACAGCCATCGCCATGATGGCCTACATTGCCCTGTGGGCGCTGGAGGTGTACGGGGGAGGCGTCTGGTGGGCGGCGTTGCTCGTCGTCTTGCTGGCGCTCGCCGCGGAGATTGGCGTCTACACGTCCACTCTGCACGAGCCGATCTACGACTGGATCAAGGAGCCGAAGCGGGCTGCCGAGAAGGCTGAACGCGAGGCCGAGTACGCCAAGCGCGGCAGATGAAAATGCTTGCGGCGTCCGCGCCGCTAGCGTACCAACCTGGGGCAGCTGGCCGGTCATCCAGCTGAAAAACCGAAACCGAAACCGAAAAAGGAAGATCCAAAATGAACGAACTGGCCAACACCAACGCCGGCAGCACCGCCATCGCCGCGCTCGCCGGGCTCCGCCAGGGCCTCGCCAACGTCCGGAAGTCCATCCCGCAGACCGGCGACGCGTTCCTGCGCCTGCTCTCCGACGGCGGCTGGGTCTACGGCGCCGAGAACATCGAAGTCGAGGGCGGCTCCCAGTGGGCGGTCAACCCGCTCTCGCTGCGCCACGGCTGGGTCTCGTGGACCGAACACAAGAAGCAGAAGAACGAAGTCGTCGGCGAAGTCATGGTCCAGATGACGGCGCCCCTCCCGGTTCAGACCGGACTGAGGGACACCGGATGGGAATGGAAGCAGCAGGTCGCCTTCCAGCTCAAGTGCATGAGCGGCGAGGACACCGGCGAGCAGACGCTCTACAAGACCGTGTCGGTCGGCGGCATGAACGCGGTCAGCAAGCTGGTCGACGACATCATGAAGCAGCTCGACAAGGACCCGGCACATCCGGTGCCAGTGATCGAGCTTCACACCGACCACTACCAGCACAAGGTGTGGGGCAAGACCTACGTCCCGGTCTTCAAGGTGGTCGGCTGGGCGTCCATGACGGACGCACCGGAAGTCGTCGAGGAGAAGCCGGCAGAGCCCGCCAAGCAGGCCGAGGCTGCTGCGGCGGCGTCGACTGGTCGCCGGACGCGCAACGTGCCGGAGACGGCGCCTGCAGCCGCGCAGGAGACCGTCGCAGCCCGGCCCGTGCCCGAACCCGCTCCTGCCGCTCCGGCGGCCGAGGAGCCCGTGCGTCGCCGTCGTCGCGCCTGACCTCCTCCCCAGGCAGAACGACGGCCACAGACCCCCGGCAGCGCGAGCTGCCGGGGGTTTTTCTTTGGGTCTTAAAAAGGGGCTTGACGGGTACCGCTGGCGGGGCTACAAGACATTTCGGTTAACAGCTGAAAGGAGACCACCCATGTCGATCGTCGCATCGCGCCTTGCTGAAGAGAACGACAAGCTGCGCAAGCTGGCGCGCGAGCTGGCCAAGGAGCTGAAGTGGCTGGCCGACCGGTTCGACGCGCCTGGCACGCCACGGCAGCGCGCGCGCGCTCGCGCTGCCGTGTCCGATATCGAGGCCCTGCTCGCTCGCGCCAAGGCGGAGCTGGCGGAATGAACCTGACCGACGACATCAACCGCATCTGCTTCCTAGACACAGAGACGCGGTCGCAGCCCGGTGTCTGGCCGCCTTACAACAGCGTCGTGTCGGCCGGCACCGCTGCCTACTTCGAACACGGCGCGCAGGTCGTCATCATGACCTACGCCATCGGCATGAAGCCGGTGCAGTGCGTGGCGCTGCCAACGTTCGAGCGGCGCATGCGCTGGCCCGATCTGCCGGCCGACCTGCAGGACTTCCTGCGGCTGGCCTGCGACAAGGGCGATCGGTGGGTGGCGGCGTGGAACGCTGGCTTCGACCGCGCCGCCATGACGATCGGCATGGACGGGCTCGAGGTGCTGCGGCCGGACAACTTCATCGACATCATGGCCCAGGCCGTGGCCTCGAACCTACCGCCGAACCTGGACGGCGCCTGCCGGGCACTGAAGATCGAAGGCAAGCAGGAAGACGGAGGCGAGCTGATCAACCTGTTCGCCGACGGCGACGGGCCGTCGCCGGCCGAGAGGCCCGAGGAGTGGGAGCACTACAAAGGCTACGGCAAGCGTGACGCAGACCGGCTGCGCGAGTGCTTCCTGCGGACCCGCGCCCTGCCGCGCGAGGAGTGGGAAGACTACTGGGTCAGCGAGGAGATCAACGACCGCGGCATGGCGATCGACGTCGAGTTCGCCCGCCGGTGCGCCGCCATCGCGGAGCTGAACAGCGAACGCGCTCATGAGCGCATGAACGCCGCGACCGGCGGTCTGGTCACCAAGGTCACCCAGGCCGAGCGCCTGAAGAACTGGGTCTACGACAACTGCCGGCACGCCGAGGCGCGTGAGATCATGGTCAAGGCCTACGACGAGAACAGCGAGGACGACCTGAAGCCGGCCAAGCTGGGCCTGGACCGCAACCGCATCGAGACGCTGCTGGCCTTCTACGACAAGCTCGAGGAGGAGCAGGACGGTCTCGACCTGATCGACTTCGATATCGCGACCGCGCTCGAGATCCGGCAGTGGGACGGCTCGGCGTCGCCGGGCAAGTTCGCCAAGATGCTGGTGCAGCGGCGCCAGAGCGACAACGCGCTGGCCGGGTCGTACGTGTTCAACGGCGCGCAGCAGACCGGGCGGTACTCGTCGCGCGGGGTGCAGACGCACAACCTGCCGCGGGCGTTCGTCGGGCAGAAGATGGACCCGCAGCGGCGCGATGCCGAGGCGGAGATCATAGAGCTGATCAACTCGTTGGAGGATTTCTAATGTTCAGGTCCAGCACCGGCGAAGCGGAAAAAGTACAAGTAAATGTAGAGCGTCTAGCAAAGTACGTGGGAGAGAAGCGAGTGCTGTACTGGAAGGCCGATGTGTACCACGCAGGCGGCGATTACCACGCGGTAGGGTCAAACCCACAAGAGGCTCTTCTTAGAGCAGCCGTGTTCTGGCATGGAAGGGCAGTAAATGACCCCGACGCGGCGGCGAAAGCAACGGCCGAAGCTTTAGCTGACGCGCAAAGGTAGAGGATTTCTGATGGCTGAATTTGTGACGGCCGACTTGCACTTCGGTGACCTCGGCATGCTCGGCGGACGCTTCGTCGACCGGCCTTTCTGGACGACGCGGCAGATGGACCGCGTCATGATCGACAACTGGAACCGCGTGGTGAAGGGTGGCGACACGGTCTTCGTGCTCGGCGACATGTTCGCCGAGAAGACCTGGAAGAAGCGGCGCAAGCACACCTTCGAACAGCTGAACGGCACCAAGGTGCTGGTGATCGGCAACCATGACGACCACGTCACGCTCAATCTGCCGTGGGCCGGGTGCCACCACTCGCTTGTCGCCCTGCGCGGCGGCGTCGAGCTGGTCATGCACCACAAGCCTCGGCCAGCTGTCCACGGCACCGTGCAGCTGCACGGCCACATCCACTCCAAGGAGGTGAGCATGCCCGTCTACGACGTCGGCGTGGACGCCCACGACTTCACGCCGATTCCGATGGAGACGCTGGTGGCCAAGGCGCAAGCCTACCAGCGTGGGGTCGAGCGTCTTGCGCGGCTTCAGGATCAACAGGCATGAGCTTTTTCAAGAAGGTGGAAGGCGAGGCGGCCGTCGTGGTCGAGAACGGCGTATACAAGCAGGTCGATCTCTACACCCGCGACGGCTACGTCTACGCGGCGGTGTCCGGCGGGTTCGTCCGGCTGATGGCCGACGGCGCGACGACCAAGGCCAAGATGCGGCTGGAGCACCTGTCCTGGCACGGTGCGCTGGCCCGGGACGCGCTCGGTCGGCTGTGCTCGCCGGATACGGTCGGCGCCATGTCGCTGGAGAAGAAGACCGAGCAGCGGCTGCTGGGAGGGCCGGCGTGAAGCTGGTCCCTCTGAGCCGCGGTGCGGTCGCCTTCGTCGACCCGGTGGACTACGACTTCGCGATGGCGTGGCGGTGGTTCATCACGGTCGACAGGGAACGCTTCGGCTACG